ATCTAATTTAACATAGCTCCTATAACAACCAGTAACGTTCTATGATTTAAAAAAAGGGGAATTGATTTATAACTGAAACTTCTGCGAGCCCGGCTGACCTCTCTCTATACCACCATATATATATGAGGAGCCTTTTTACCTCACCTAATACCCACTACCTAATCGGTCAGGCTTTGATGAGGGGTTGGGATGCTCTCATAGATACACACAATCTGAGGCTAAATTAGGCTTTTATTGACAACCTTGATATACTATGACTGGAGGTAGTAATGGATAAGAAAGAGCAGGCCAAATTACGGATGCAAAGGATGAGGGAGCGTAACAAAGGAACTGAGGGTTTTAGTCTCCGATGCTCATAAGCTAGAAGTAACAAGGCTACGAATGGCTAAATATAGACGAGAACATCCCGATTATTACGATGCAGAATTAAAGGCTAGGAAGAGGAATGGAGTATGTGAGGTTTGTGGCTATAATAAAACAATAGACCTGCATCACGATGGAGAAGAGAGGTCTGAACATATCTTATGCCCTAACTGCCATGCTTTGATAACAAGGAAATTAGCGACATTGGAGGAGTTATTAAATGGGTCTAACAAGGGAACAGAAGAAAACTTATCAACGAGACTATATGCGGAAGCGCAGGTCTAACAAGGTAGGGTCTAACAGCATTGGGTCTAACACGCAAGATGTTACGCTAATCTTCCCGCCGTCGAAGTTCCTAAGTATTGAAGAAGACAGGAAGGTTCAGGAGAATGTGGTTAATACTCTCAAGACGATGTCAGGTAGCAGGTTACAGCAATTCAGGGGGCTTTCCAATACTTACATACCTAACATTGAGAGAGACCCGACATTAAAGATTCCGTTTGTATAACAGACGCTCTACAATCCAAATCTAGGCCTATTAAACCAGAGACGGGGGGTAAACTCTTTATAACAGGTTCGCCCCTCAAATTAAAATAATGCCGTCGGGGGATATTGTCCCTGAACTTGATGAGGATGGTAATTGAGGTTTATTCTCCCGGCAAGCTCCTTCAATGAGTTTAAGCCCTCGTTCAGTCCTCATCTCAAGCCTGAGAAGAAAGCAAAGAAGGGTAGATATGCTATTAAGTAAGCCAGAAAAGAAGTCTAAGAGATGAGTATTTACCTAGAAATCGCCCCTGCGCCCGCCTTTTCTATGGTATATATTTTATTCCTACTGATACCGAGCAGTAGGGAATTGAAATTCACTACTTTACATAAAGCAACGGAAGCAAGGTAGGTGCCTTTATGTATGTATGCAAGTATTGTTATAGAGACACACTTAATAGGGGGAGGGTATGTAGTGAATGTGCCAACTGTGATGAATTGCCATTTAGGGCACATCCGCCAAAGGAGGGTAGATTACAAATAATACGTGATAATAACTGGGCTATTAAAAAAGTAATCTACAATTATGAGGGGAACATACCCAGCTAATGAGGAACTAAATTCAGTAGTTGAGAAGAAGAAGTTGACAAAGGGATAGTAATAGGGTAAAAGGGAAGGTATGCCATTAGCGACTGAGCGATTAACAAGGCGAAGTTCAAAGGAAGCGATAGATAGGGCGATATCGGAGTGCGTATCGCAATTAGCGGATGAGCATCCTAATTGGGAGAGAAAGCGTGTTATTGCGGCGTGTATATCAGATGCCAGGAGGCATAGTGGGAGCGCACGTGTTCCGAAGAACAAGTAATCTAGGAGAAATCAAAAGGGGGGATTATGAAACTACCGACAATGAAGGTTAGTGATATACACAACTTACGTTATGAGGTAATTAAGGCACGGTTGGAGGCGGGGGCGCATATACTTACGGTTGATGGTGTTGAGATGTTTGTGATATTAAATTTAGATAATTATTATGCGCTCTTACCGGTAAAACCAACGAGGCAGCCGAAGATGAGGAGGATAGGTGGAGTCCTTTTTAGAGAGGTTATTTAATGCCTAAAGGTAAAAGGACAGAGAAGGCAAGGGATAGGCAAGCCACAGTTGCTACTCTTTGGTGGCAAGGGAATAATAAGGCTACTATAATTGAAAAGACTGGTTATCCTCTGGCTGAGGTTACACGTCATCTTAAGGTTATCAGGTATAGTCTTACTCCGAAAACGGAAGAGGTACTTCATTTTCGGAGAAATAAGGTTCGCAATAAGATAAATCTAGTTCAGCAGAAGGCTTGGGATATTATAAAAAAGGTAGAGAATGAATCTATCGGTAAGGATAGCTACCGCATTGCTCTTATTGCCCTAAGCCGTATTACTTCTTCTCAAGAACTAGAAGCGAAGGTCGAAGGGATAACTCAAGAGAAATTGGTAGTTGGGCCTGAAGAGGAAGCCTCTAAACTGCTTAGTGATGTCAAGATGCTGGAGGAAAAAAGGTTAGTCGCACAAAAAACGGAGGGAAGTGTGGAAGATGTTGAGAAGGAAACTCCTTTGCCAGACTTCTTAAAGGGGATGGATGAGATAGGTTAGACTCTGAAGAATGTAGTTTTGTAGGGAGAGACGAGTGCCATCAGCGGAAACGATTAACTTGATATTAAAGAAAATCGAGTTTGATGCTTATCCTGAACAGCTTGAGATACTCAGGGATAAACATCATATCATTCAGGTAAAGGGTGGATGGAGAGCTAGTAAAAGTACTCTGGCTTCTCTCTTTTTAATAACTCGCTATTGGCTGGGAAAGCGTTATGCTATTATCGGTGCCGATTATGAATTATGCAGGCCTGAGTTTGGCTACCTGGTGAATTGGGCTTATAAGCTAGGGATTGTTAAGGAATGTCACTATCCCAGCCGAGACCAGTGTACTTTGACCTTGTCTCGTGGGAAAGGTGCTGCCCCGACTATTATTGAAACGAAATCAGCTAAATATCCTGAAAGGATAGCTGGTGTAGCCTACGACGGAATTATCCTGGCTGAAGCAGCTCAGCTCTCGAAGGATATTTTTGATGTTTCTCAGGGTCGGCTTGTTGAAACGGGTGGCTGGATGATTTTAGAGGGGACTCTTGAAATCTTGGGCGATTGGTTTGTAGATAAGGCTAGAGAGTATGAAATACCAGATAATCAGGATGACGGCATATCCTATAGCTTACCTTCTTGGGTAAATAAGGTCATCTTCCCTGGTGGAGAGGATGACACGAAGTTGCTTCAGCTTAAAGCCACACTTGGCGAAGAGATTTATAAGATGCGCTGTGGGGGTGAAATTACCGTCCCTAAAGATTTAGTTCTGCCTGAATTTAAGTCATCTCTTCATACAGGGCATTATCCCTATGTTAAAGGAGAGCCAGTTTATATCGGGGTTGACCCTGGTTATTATCCCAGCGCCTATGCTGTTGAATTTATTCAGTATATCAATGATGAAGTCAATGTCTTTGACGAGATTTATGCGCAGCACTTCATTACTGAGCAGATACTGAAGTTAGTTGAGGATAAACCGTTCTACTCGGCAATCGTTGGTGGCGCTATTGATATTGCCGCCAAGCAACATCAAGGGCAATCGCCGGTATATAAACTCTGGAAAGATAAGACTGGATTGAGTTTGGAGACCAAGCGAATTCTCATCCAGGATGGAGTGGAAAGGGTCAGGTCATTCTTTATCCCTAACCCGATACACGGCAATGTCAGGATTCACATAGATACACATTGTAGAGGTTTGATTAGTGAATTCGGTGGCTGTAAGTCCCCGTTTGCTGATGAGGGGCGAGGTTCGTGGAGAATAAAACCTGATGGGAAACCACACGAAAATAACTGCGATGCAACGAAGGCTCTGATTTATGAGTGTGTTCGCAGGTTTGGACTGGCTCCAAGACGAAAAGGCTTGGCAGTAAGCTATATGAAATAGACAAAGCTGAATATCTTGACATATAATGAAGTGAGGTAATCTATGATTGTAGGAGAAATTAAACGAGGCGATGAGATTGGTAAAAGTCCCTCCCGTAAATATATTAGGCAGGCTTGCGAGGATTGCGGAGAAGAACGATGGGTTGCCTTTAATGTGAAAAGGGGGAAACCTGCAAGTCTTAGATGCCATTCTTGCGCTAGTCCTGGGAATGCTAGACATTATAAAGGGGAAAAGAACCCTAATTGGAGAGGCAGACATTACCGAATGAGGGGTTATGTCTCGGTTTATCTAAATCCTGATGATTTCTTCTATCCTATGGCAAACAAACACCATTATGTCCTTGAGCACCGCCTCGTAATGGCAAAATCCCTCAATCGTTGTCTTTTATCTTGGGAAGTTGTCCACCACAAGGGAATAAAATATTCAATAGAAAGTATTGAAAACAAGGGAGATAATCGTATAGAGAATCTTGAATTACTTGGAGCTCAAGGTAAGCATAATATATTGGTGGACAAGCAAATGAAAGAATTACAACGACAGATTAGTATTTTACAGCAAGGATTGACTTTACTTGAAGCTGAGAATGTGGTTTTACGACAGCAACTTAATTTAAGTGAAATCAGAAACGAGGAGCCAGTATGATACAAAATATAGATGACCTCAGGAAGGCTGTATCGGCAAATAACCAGAAGTGGGGCAGGAGCGGGACGGTTATTAACCGCTTCTCTAAGCTCAGGGCGATGCAAAAGAATGCCCAAGATTTCTATGACCTCAACTATAAAATTGAAATTCAAGAGGAGTACAGGAAGATAAAGCTGCCAACGGCTCGCCAGATGGTTGATACTTTCGTAAGCCATTTGCCTCTAACTAACCCTGTAGTGGAGGTTATTCCCTATAAGGCGACAGAGGCATACAGCAAAAAAGCGGTAAAACAACAGGAATTCTATCAAGCCCTCCTACAGCATTCATTAAATCAGACTGAACCAGCTATTCCATACGCTGCTAAAGACCAGGGTCTTAGAGGTGAGGCTTTCCTGAAGGTAATCTACGATATAGCTGTTATGGAAAATACCCCAAAGAAAAAGGATGGCGAGGGTGATGAGGACTTTGAGACTAGGAAGCATGAGTATTTACTTGAGCGGATGCCCTTATTGATTACTTGTCCAGAGCCACAGAATTGCTATCCCTTCGGCGGAGAGATAGACTGTCGCCCAGTAGAGATGATTGAGGTCTATCCTGCTTATGTTAGTGATATTAAAGCAATCTGGCCTGAATGGATTACAACGAAGAAAGATATGGATACTGAGGTCTTTATTGAATACTGGAATGACGATAAGCGGTGCTTCTTGGCTGGTGGCACGGTAGTAACAGATGGCTTTGAGGATAATCCTTATGGGAAGGTGCCATATGTCCATATTTATTCTGGCTGGGGTCATAGAACACCCGATAATGAACCAGAGAAGAAAGCCGTCAATATGATATTTGAGGCTGAGGACTTAATTAAACAACAATGCAGGTGGAATGCTTATCTGGACAAGGCTGTTTCTTGGGCTTCTATGCCAACGGCTGAAGCTGAAGGGGCAGAGGAAGATTATGGGGAGACAGGATTAAGGTTAGAGCCTGGTATAATATCTTATGGCGGTGAGGGTAGAAACGTTAAGGTTAGTTGGGTAGCCCAGAATCTGCCAGCAGGTATCCTTCAGGCAATAGGCATGAATGATGCCCAGATAAATAAAGTCCAGCCGGGGGTGTTGAAAGGGGAAGCTCCTCGGGGTATTGAAGCTGGTTATCCAATGGCACTGATGATAGGTGAAAGTAGGCTACAATTCGGTGTCCCATTTGAAAATCTTAAAACTCTAGTCGCCAGGGCATTGGAGTTAGTAAGATACATAATCCGTGATATTTCTGATGAAGATTTGCCTCTCTGGGGGGAGAGTAAAGCGCTAACACTTGGCTCTAAGGATTGCCAGGGGGCTTTTAGAATTAAGGTAGATTTCGACAGCATTAGTCCGGAGGCTAAGGCGGAGAGGGCATTAGCGGGACAAAGACTAAGACAGGGGGGTAGCATCTCACGATATACAGAACTTGAGGTTTGGCAGAATAATAAGAACCCTGATAAAGAGATTGCTCGTATGGATGCTGAGTCAATTCTCAAGCATCCAGTTTTGCAACGGGAAGCTGCTGTTGAGGCGGTAAGGGAGATAAAGGGAGAACAGGCAGCGATGCGAGTAGAACAGGCTATGGCTGAGGGTGAAGCTGGGGCAGTAAGAAAGGGTGAATCAACTGGTATACCCGTAGGGGGACGGACTGAAAGAGAGTTGCCTGAAACTGTGCTGGCTGGTGCTATGACCAAGCGTTCTAAGGCATTAAGAGGTTCAACGGAGAGATAGATGGACGAAATAAGTGAGATGGTTAGAGATGGGTTGAATAGAGTTAAAGAGGAACTCAAAGAGATGCTCCCCTCTTTTGACCTGTCGCCAAAGATAAGTGATAATAAAATAAAGCAGGCTATTCTTGGCTTGACACCTGCGGGAATGGGAAAGCTGTTTCAAACCTTCGGGCAAAAGGAAGTGCTTGATTTCATTGGTAAGTTTTCCAGAGGGAGGAAATGGTAATGCCAAACGGAAAAGACCCTTGGGAAAGAGGTAGAAAGACTTGGGTGCCAACAAAGGAAACTCCACTTCCACCCTGGGAAAGGGGTGCTGCGCTACCATTTAGAACACCTCCTCCTCCACCGTCACCTCCTCCTCCAGCGCCTCCGCCTGAAGAGGAAATGCCACCTTGGGAACAACCTGTTGAAGGGGGATGGGTAAGAGCACTTCAAAAGTGGTGGGAGAAAGTGCCTGAAGTAGGGTGGGCAGTAGCTGCTTTTCCTGAAATAGCGATGTTGGAAAGACTTGAACAATATGGAGCATTAACACCTGATCAAGAGAAAAGGCTCATGCAGATTAGGGCTACTGGTGAATGGGGAATACCAGGTGCTCCAGGAGAAGAGGGAGAAGATAAGGCTAAAACTTCTGAGGAACTAATAGACCTTGTCCTTTCACTCCGCTCGGCAGAGGAACTAGCAGATTTCTATGCCTCATATCCACCTAAAAAAGAGCCTGGAGGTATGAATAAAACTGAGGAGGTGGCTTGGCTTAACGAAAACGCCTATTACAGTGTTTATACTGATGAGAAGGGAAATATTCTCTCATTGGAAGAAGTAAAAGACCTTGGGAGCACTGACCCGTATGCCGTCGTAAAACAGGTTTGGCTTACAGGTGGGGAAGGCGAAGGCAGTGTCACTGAGGGTTTCTTCTTTGCTAAGGACTTCTTTACCGCTGAAGAAAAGGTGGCTGCGTTTCAAGAAGAGCAAATGTTAGTTCCAATGAGGGAAAAAGCGGAGAGGGAGGCACAATATCGGACAGAGGAGGCTGAGATTCTAAGGAATCCCGATATGACCTCAAACGACAAGTTCCTAGCACTGGTTGATATATATGCGAAATATGAGATGAGCCAAGACATATCAGGGAGTATAAACCAGGGGGAAATGTTCGGGTTGCGCAATAAGGCAAGGGAAAGCTTAACGCCAGAACAGCTAGCCGCAGAGGAAAGGGCAAAACCAGGGTGGGGAGAAGAACCAGAACTTCCAGAATGGAAGGCACCCGAGAAGGTAGATATTGGTGAATTAACTGCTCAAGTGTCGCCTTTTGGGATAACCGTTATGTCTGATTATCCTTATCTTTCACCAATAACTGAGGCACACCTGAGACGGCTATCTCAGCCTGTATTGGAGATGATGGCTAAGTATCTGAGTGAGAAGGGAATATCTTGGCGAGACTGGTTGACGCTGTCGACAGGAGGATTTTATGGTGGTGCTCCTGCTGGAAGGATGCCAGCCTGGGGAACTCCGAGACAGTGGTAATAGGAAATAACGGGGGTAATTTATGCCAAACGGAATGAGAGTTAAATCTTTAGGGTTTTTCCGTCCCTTACCTCAACTTACTCCTACAGCACTTCATAGAGAAATGCCAGCTTGGGGTGGTGAGCAAAGAACTTGGGATATTCCACTGAAGTTGAAACTTCCCACTGGGGAGGAAATACAAGCCTTTGTAAAGCCTGATACCACTGTTTTGTCTGGCGGTAAAGAGATAGGAACTTATGACTCAGCTACCGGGCAATATACTCCAAAGCCTATGACAGTAGGGGAACAGTTTGGAGGTGCATTAAAGACAGCAGGGATGAAAGCGCTAGAGTGGGGCTTCAAGCCCTTTGAACTCTTTGAAGAATATGTGGCTAAACCCTTTGGAATATTGGCAGCAGCTCCATTTACACCAACTGTTGAGGGAGCTGAAAGGATGGATTGGTGGGAGAGAGAACGGAAGGAATATGAGGAGTGGAAAGAGCCAGTATTGTTTAGGCTACCTTCGGGCTACGAAGTAAAGCCGACTAAAGGGCTTCTGGAATTGATACCCTGGTTCGCTATTCCGCCAGCAGCTAGGGTTGCTTCTTTGCTGGGTAAGGCTGGGAAGGTTGGGCAACTAGCAGCTAAGGGTATAATGCCAGCAGTAAAAGCTGAAGAGTTTTTGGGGAAGATAGTAACTGTACCAATTAAGGTTGCTGGTAAAGTAGTTAAGAAAGTTTTTGTGGCGAAAGACTTTAAGTTAGCATCACCAACCCCAACTGGTATTCTACTTGAGGAAACAAGGCAGTTACATCCTAATTTATTAGCTCCTAAGAGGTGGCTGTTTACGACAAAGCAAGCAGAAAGAGCCAAGATTGAAAGGGGATGGAACGAAGCTCAGATGGCTGCCGATGTCATCAAGCGTAATGATGCTCTTACTGGCAATAGTGAAGTCCAGCGATTAGCGGCAACTGTCAATAGGTTAGGGACTTATGACGATATTTTCAAGCTAAAGAAAATGCCAGTAGAAGGAAAACCGAATTTACCTCATCAAAGTAAAGTAACAGCCCGATGGATTAAGCCTATAAAAGAGGGTGATTCCATGTACCTTCGGGATATCTTGGAATATCCTGAGCGCTATATCATAGACAACTCAGTAGGAGGGCAAGTTGGTAAACGCTGGATTGAGCAATACCGGGAGGGCATTAAAGCTGTAGATGGATTAAGAAAGGATATTGTCAGCAAACCCTTTAGGCAATTTGTTAATAATGCTCCTGAAGCTGGGAGGCCGACTCCATCAACGGTTATTGCTCAATATGAGCCAAAAACGGGGAGGGAATTGTGGAGGCAAGACCCGTTTACTGGTGGAACAAAAGGTGGGACTTTACCGTTTGAGAAACCACGAGTCTATAAGGGGCCAAATAGCCAAAAGAGGTCAATAGAGTTAGGCCATGAGTATTTGGATGACCCCATGCAATCTTTATCCTTTTATGCCAAAGGTGTTTATAATCTGTCAAGTTTTGAGAGACAAATGGCGATTCTTAAAATACCTACTGAGACAGTAGCAGAACGGATGGAAAGGTTAGGTGGTGAAGTTGCTGAGCGAATGAAACAGATAGAAACTGACATTAAATATCTAGGTGGTGGTTTAACTAAATTCACCAAAGAGGGCAAAGAAATAATACGAAGGGAGAGAGGTGTTAAGTCCCTTGTTAATAGTATTCTAAGAGGTGAAATTCCGTCAGCAGCAACAGTAGGTGCATTAGAAAGGCGATTTCCTGAGCTTGGAGCTAAATTGAGGGGAGCTTTGGATATATCCGTTCCTGAACTTGAGCAAGCTGTTAAGGGGATAACGAAGGAGATTTGGGCAAAAACTAAAATCACACGAGAGAAGTTTATGGAGGCGCTCCAATCAGTTAGGTCGGAAAGACGGGTCGCTGGGTTACCTGTAAGTGAAAAAACTATATTGTCTGGCGAGCTTACAGATACACTGACTAAATTACGGGTAAAAGATGCGGAATCCATCAAGTTACTAACAAAGATATATCAAAATGCTTATAAACTACCCAAGGCAGAGCGTAAAGATGCCTTAACGAGTTTGCTTCAAGATGTAAAAGGTGAAATCGCAGGATTGAAAGTAGAGAGGAAAGTAGCCTCACCAGCATATCGTAAGGCAAGAGAAGCTGCACTCCACGCAGCAGCCGCAGAGGGTAGGATTCTCAATTTGCCGGGCTGGATGAGTATCATTATTCCAAAGAAAACTGAGTGGGGTATTACAGGCAGGCAAATAGCCGATAATATGATGAAACGATTTACTCCAGAAAAAGTAAATCCAATAGTTTCTAAAGCAAGCACTGTGGCTAGGGTAGGGGTTACTTTGATAGCAGCGTTAGATGCTTCGCTCATATTTATTCAGGGGCCATTAGCTCTAGGGCACGACCTTCAGAAGTGGGCGACATTCCAGAAATCAAACGCTTTCTTTAATATGACCAAAGGATTGATAAAGGGAATATGGAATCCAAAGTATCAGGATGCGCTTATAGCAAAAGAAGCTGGCATTTTAGGGAGGTATGCCCCAGAGGGGTTGGTAACTTCTAAGGCAGTTGACTATCTTCAGCCTGAAATTATTAAAACTGCTTTTGATAAGTGGGGTAAGATTGGTGGTTACTTCGGTAAAGCCTTTGGTCAAACCTATGGTAGATTTGGAACAGGTTTTGGTTCTGGTAGTTTAGCAGCTAGGATTAACATTATTAAATATGGTGAGCAGTCGTTTCTTAAAGCAGGATGGACACCAAGACAAATTGCTGAGTATGCTAACAAAATAACTGGTGTCATCTCACCTGAAGCACTTGGCGTTAAGGCTACTACACAGGCATTGTTAAGTGCTGGCTTATTCTCACCTAATTATACCAGAGCTTATATGATGGTTATGGCGGATGCTTTAAGAAGTGGATTAACTGCCAATGAAGTTAGAAAATCACTGGCTGGTATGCTTGCTGGTGGGTTTTTAGGCTATGTTGGTCTATGTGAAATGGTGGGTCAAGAACCTAAACTTAATCCAGCACCAAAATCACTTGGTGGCGATGGTGCCGAGTTTATGGCTTTCAAAATAGGGGACTCAATAATCGGGATGCCAGGCTTCTGGTATTCGGCTATAAGGATGATGGCTGCGGTTGCCGCTGCTGCTGAGCAAGACCCAGAGAGACTATTAAGTTTGAACTGGAGAGAAAACGACTTTTTGAGGTTCTGGATGGGCAGGACATCTCCTCTAGTTCACTTGGGTAATGAGATTTTAACGCAAAAAGACTTTATGGGGCGAAATCTTGATGCCCCTGAAGATTGGATAGTACCATTAGGTAGCCATTTTATGACTATTGCTGCACAGAACTTAATTACCAGACATCCCAGCGAGGAAGAGGGCAAATTCAAGCGTTTTGGTGCTGAGTTATTTGGCTTGAGGGCTTACCCCAGAGGCGATTGGGATAAGCTCAGGGATATGAAAGCCGAATACTCCCAAAAGGATTTCGGTAAGCCATTTGAGGAATTAAACCTGGAAGAGAAGGATAAACTCCTTGAGGCTCACCCTGACTATAAGGAGTTTCTTGAGGAAGCTAAAGATAGGATAGTTCTGGAGAGTGGTGAGGATGTAGAGGTGCAGTTGTGGTCAACCCGTAAGGTAGCCGATGCTATCTATAGGGGTGGAGTTGAAGATGCTGCTAAAGGGCTTGTATCTGGTCTCATTGACTATAGAACTTATCTGGATGCTGAGTCTACTTTACGGAAGGTTTATAAGGGGCAGAAGTGGGCAGTAAATTACATTAAGGAGCAAGCCGACCCAGATGCCCAAAAAGACCTCCTCAGATACTTAGAGGAGCAAGCGCCAGAGGATAAGGCTCTCAGTGGTTATTGGGATATTTACTCTAATCCTTCTGTAAGCCGTGAAACTGGGCTTATTGACTGGGATGCTACTGAGAGGCGTCAGGATGTGTTTCTAGCCACATTGGACACAGAAACAAGGGAATATGTTGGACGGAACAAGGATAGATGGGTTAAAGACCTGCCTCCGACAGCTAGACAACTGGCTGAGATACAGGTGCAAGGTCGGGATGTAGTTGACGAATACTACGACCAGCCAGAGGGTAAAGCTAGGCTGGCTTATCGAAGAGCTAATCCTACAGTGGACGCTTGGCTGATGGTTATGGGGAGGGTAAGTGTGCCCCAGACGCCAATGGCTATGCAGGTTGCTCTACAGATATTGAGGGAGAAAGGATTGCCAGAGAGGATACTGGCAGGGACAGCGGGTGAAGTAGCTGAAACACCACCTGCCTCATGGGGACAGCCGTCACCTACTAGAAGCCCTTGGACTATCAGAAAACCAAAGTAACACAAGATGTAAAGTTTGTGATATACTGAATATTAAATAAGGAGGTTTCAATGGCTAAAAAGGAAGAACAAGCCAAAGTCGCAACTGACGAAGGGCAAGACGAGAGTAAGGTCGTGCAACCAGAAGCCGAACCAGAAATCGTAACGCCTGAGCCAAAGACTGACGAGGGCAAGGAAGTATCCGATGAGACTTGGGAGCAAAAATTCAACACCTTGCAAGGTATGTATAAGAAGGAACAAGCGAAAAATACCAGCTTCGATACATTGCTGACTGAGGTAAGGGGGATTAGCTCTCAGGTGAAACAGCAAGGTGAAACGCTAGAAATGCACACGGAAATACTGTCCACCAGTGAAGAGTTAAGCGAGGATGCTCAAGAGAAAGTCAAGAGAGCCCGGGAAGCCCAGGAGACAAGACGAAAGGCTATGCAGGAAGCAGAACAAACTATGGGAAGTATTACTCGCTATGCTAAAGCCGCAGGGCTGACTCTTGAAGATGAAGCCCTGAAACCTGCTCAAGAGGCTTGGGCATCGGGCAAACCTAAAGAAGCTCTTGAATTGACTATCGTAGCTTGCATTGGTGGCAAGAAGGAAAGCGAGAAACCTGCTGAAAAGGAAACTGAGAAACCTAAAGAAACTAAAGCTAACCTGAAAGTTCTGTCTAAACCTTCTGCTCCCGGTAAATCTTCCGATGAGATGACTCGAACAGAAAAGATTATAGCTGGAATGGAGGAGGCAAGGCGGAAACAAAACTAAATAAGGAGGAAAACTAACAATGGCAATGAATGTTACTGAAGCAAGTAAATTGTCCAATGATGTCCTATTAGAAGGGATAGTAGAGACTATCGTTAAGGACTCACCTATTCTCCAGATGCTACCCTCAAGATAGGGGGTAGTAAAATCCTCTCTGATTAAAGGGGAACACCCCGAAGAAAGTAGGGTTACCCTCAAGAAGGTTGAAAGGAGTTTTCGGTGAAAGTAAAAATTCCGAATTGCACTTTAACAGAAGCTCAAAAGGGCTACATAGCAGGTTTTTTAGATGGGGAAGGCAATCTGAATATCAGGAAGCACCCTCGTAGCTATAATGGCAAACGGTATTGGACACACAGCATTAGGATAGTGGTAGTCAATGCGTGTCCAACACCAATAGACTATATGCAAAGGCTACTTGGTGGTAAGAGATATGTCAGGCAGGAACATTTAGGCAAAGGACATCAAAAAAGTTATACTCTTGCTCTGAATGGAGCAGAAAGCCAATCCTTACTTAAACAGATATTGCCTTACCTAATTGTTAAAAAAGACGTAGGGATGTTAATGCTGAAATATCCACTGAATGGGGGACAGAGCAAAGACCTTTACGCCAAACGAGAAACGTTATATCTGCGATGTTTAATGATAAGCCCAAATCATCAAGCAAAGGCTTCTGTAGGCAAGCGACCACTTGCACAGACTGAGCGAGAGGACAACGAAAGTTGATGCGACAGTCGGAACTCTACATATAGAAAAAAGTAGAGAGTCAGGCAGAAATGACCTGACCTACCAATTTGGTAAGTAACAAATTGTTATTGAAATCGTGGGCAACGGCTTGACCTATAACCGAGAACTCGCTTTACCTACTATTGACTTCTACGATGTCGGCGACCCCTGGGTTGAATCAACCCCGACCTTCACCCAGATAACAGCTTCACTGAAAATTATGGGTGGAGATGCTGATGTTGATAACTTTCTCAGGGCAACCCGCTCCAATATTCAAGACCTTGAGGCGGCTGTCATCGAACTAAAGTCAAAGGCTCTCCGTCATGAGTTTGAGGACAAGTTTATCTATGGTAATAGTTCTAATGTCGCAAAGGAATTCGATGG